GGTTAGATGAATCGGTGGGGGAAGAGGCATATCTTGCCAAGAAGAAATTAAAGAGAGAAGGCACGGAAGAACAGCAAAGTGAGTTCAATAGAAAATATATGGTACAACCGTCCCTACCCACAAAAGAGATGCGAGAAGAAATGGCTGCGGAGAATAAGGAGGCCGAAACAGCCCACACTAATAGATCACAATGGTACGAGGAAAAGCGATTGGAGGATACTCGTGATGCATCTTTAGATTTAATGTTACAGAAAAATGCCGTTGAGGCAGATATACTTACTGAAAAGTTAAATCAGTCTAGGCTAGATCTGCAGCGCTTGGAAGCAGAGTATAACGAAAGCATGATGAGTCTGACTCCGGCTGAGAGGATTAAGTATGGTTTCTAAAGATAAATTCAATACCTTTTGGTGGCAAGCGGATGAGGAAAATATATACTCATATGTTTGGGATGCGGCAATGTACATTGCTGACAACCAACAGTACCGATCCTATGGCGATCTGAGACACCTACGCCTTTACGGGAACTTGCCGATCGCAGGTCTAACCGCTAACCAATACGCGAGAGCGCCTTCGACTTCATTCAGTTCTGACTCACGTCTTACCCTGAATGTCGTTCATTCCATGGTTTCTACAATCGTATCAAAGATTATGCGAAACAGACCCCGTCCTTTATTCCTGACAAGCGGGGCAGACTATTCGATGAAGAGGAAAGCCAAGCTCCTCAATAAGTTCACTCAGGGTCTATTCTACGCAAGCGATATATACACGGTGGGCGAGGATGTGTGCCGGGATGCTTGCATATTTGGTACAGGGTTTATGAAGATCTACGAGAACGATGGCAACATTGTGGGCGAGAGAGTATTCCCACATGAGATTCTTATTGATGATGCTGAGGCCATCTATGGGACTCCACGACAAGCTTTTCAGAGGAAGCAGGTGAACCGGGAAGTTCTTATTGGCCTGTATCCTGAGAAGGAAAAGGAAATTCTCAGTGCGACGATGGAGCGAGATGGAAGTTCCACTATGGCAATAGCCACCCATGTAACGGTAATAGAAGCATGGCATTTACCGTCCTCTAGGGATTCTGAGGATGGAAGGCACAGCATAGTCATCGATAGTGTGACTCTCTTGGACGAGCCATACAATAGGCCATACTTTCCCTTCGTATCGCTTAGATGGAGCGATAGGGGTATGGGGTATTGGGGTCAGGGAATAGCAGAGCAACTTACAGGATTACAAATCGAGATAAACAAGATGCTCAAGACTATACAGATTTCTTTGCATCTGTGCAGTATACCTAAGATCTTTATAGAGCGCGGGAGCAAGGTTTCCAAAGGACATATAAACAATGAAATAGGTGGAGTTATAGAGTACGCCGGAACGCCGCCGATCTACAAGACTGCCAATGCGGTAAGTCCCGAAATGTTTCTTCATTTGGATAGGCTCTATTCGAGAGCGTATGAGATTGTGGGAGTAAGTCAGTTGTCTGCTTCTGCTCGAAAGCCATCAGGCATTGAGAGCGGCAGAGCGCTGCGCGAGTTCTCTGATATCGAAAGCGAGAGATTTCTAGCTTTTGGTAGAGCTTATGAGAAAATGTACTTGGACGCAGCGAAGCAGATGGTAAATATAGCAAGAGACATAGCCAATGAAGGTAAAAGCGATTTCTCCATTACCGCATTCTCTAAAGATAATTTGGAGAGTATCGAGTGGGGAGATATCAACTTAGCTGAAGACCAATATGTCATGCAAATATACCCAACTGCATTACTTCCTGTTACTCCGGCTGCAAGGCTTCAGACTGTGGAGGAGATGATGAGGTCAGGTCTTCTTTCAAGAGAGGACGGGTTGGCTTTATTGGATTTTCCTGATATAGAATCTGTACAGAGTTTGGAGAACGCTGCGGTGGAAGAAATAGATATGATTATTGAAACTATAATCGAAAAGGGGGTGTACATCGCCCCGGAGCCATTTAGTAATTTGGCTCTTTCCATGAAGAAAATGAACCAAGCCTATATTCGTGCGAGACTAGATGGGGTAGATGAAGATCGTTTGGGTCTAATGAGGCGTTTTGTTGCTGATTCTAGTTCATTGATGAACGAAGCCATGCAAGCCCAACAGCAGCAAATGATGGCGCAGCAAATGCAAGCAGCCCAATTACAGGCTCAGGCCCAAGCAGCCAACGCTCCACCACAAGCAGAACCATCCGGCGTGATGTCTGAATTGGCACAGATGCCGGGACAAGAATTACCATCATAATTGAAAGGAAAAATGATGACTGAAGAAAATACACAAGAAATGCAGCAAGAAAATGAAGCAGAAGAAGAACCCAATGTCTTTGACGCAAGCCGACAAGCAGCAAATCTTGCGGAAAAGGAGGCTAGTCTTAAAAAAATGGAAGAGTCTCTTCAGGCCAAAGAGGGGTCATTGGACGAACTCAAAGGTAAGCTAGATACAGTAGAGAAAGACCCCATTGCATTTGCAGAGTCTATGGGTCTAACGTACGACAAATATACTGACCATCACCTAAACAGTCTTAGTCAGTCTCCTGAAGATATCTATAAAGCTGATATTATGAGTAAGATCGAAAACTTGGAGGGGCAGATAAAGGGTCACGAAGAAGTTTCGGATAAAAGAGCAACTCAGCACCAAGAAGTACAAGCTAAAGAAGCATACGAAAAAGCACTTGTAGAAGTGCGCGATTTCATAGATACTAATGAAGAAGATTTTGATATACTGAAAAGTGCCGATGCCGAAGATGTTGTACTTAGTGTGATTGGACAACACTATAGTGAGACAGGCAACGTGATGGAAAAGAAAGTAGCATGTGAAGCTGTCCAAGAGTTTTATGAGGCAGAGGCGAAAAGATATGTATCCTCTGATCGGATGTTAGCGAAGTTAGGACTAGCGAGGGTAGGCGAAAGCCGAAGAACCCCTGTGCCGCGAGACAGTAGGCAGAAAACATTAACTAATGATATCGGAACCCAAGCTCCACGTTATGTGGACGATGAACCGATGACTAGGCAGGAGTCCATAGATAGGTCTGCTGCTAAGTTACGGTGGGGATAAAACTGAAAGGAAACGAACATGGCTCAAGTATATGCTCACGTCAATATGTTTGCTTCTCCTGCGGGCGATTTAGATCTTGTCAGCTTTGAAGAAGCGTTAAAAGAGCATTATCATGGGCAACAGGTTACGGATTTAGTCTATAAGAATAGACCACTCCTAGCACTGTTACCTAAATATACTAAAATGGGTGGCCGGGTTATGCCCGTCCCGGTAATGAGTGCCAACCCACAGAACAGAAGTGCTACCTTCACGGCAGCGCAGAAGACAGGTGCGGTCTTAGGGCCTAACCAATACCAACCTTCTCAAATTCAGAGTTTTTTACTGACACGAGATCGAGACTACTCGATTGCCCGTGTTGATGGTGAAACTTTGGATGCGTCGAAGGGTGATTCCAACGCATTTATGCAAGCAGCGACTGCAGAGATCGACGGTGCCATGAGTGCTATTACTCGATCACTCTGTCATGCTACATATCGTGATGGAAGTGGTGTAGTTTTCGACACTGCGGGTGGTGTTGTTGCAGTTGGCCCTCCAATTCAGGTTAACTCTGTTGCCGCTCTTGGCGATCAGATCACAGGTGTTGAGGTAGGTATGCTGCTTCAAGACAATGCTGCGATCCCAACCATGCAGTTACTTGTTACTGCTGTACAACGCGGGGGTGCAACTCCCGGCTTTACAGCTACGCAAGTAGGTGGAGCGGGTGTTCCTGCTGCAGGTGATCAGTACATTGTAGTTGGTGACCGAAACCTTAAGATCAGTGGTCTTGAGGCATGGTTACCCACAGTAGCGCCTGTACCCGGTGATAACTTCTTTGGTGTAGACCGAAGTGCAGATCCTACCCGTTTGGCAGGAATCCGTGGTGTTACCGGAGCTACCATTGAACAAACTCTTATCGATACAGCATCGCTGATTGGTAGAGAAGGTGGTAGACCTGATTATTGTTTTATGAGCTTTGATAGATTTTCAGCGCTTGTAAATGAAATTGGAGCCGGAGCGAATAGTCGTATCCGTTATGTTAAGTCGGACGGGGAAGGCCCATCTGAAAAAGGAAAAATTGGATTTGAAGCACTAGAGCTTCATGCTCCATATGGCACCATTAGGTGTATTCCTGACTCAGATTGTCAACCTGCTACTGCTTGGTTGCTTCAGTTGGACACTTGGACAATGAACAGTTTGGGTCAATGCCCACGCATTTTGAGTCACGATGGCAATCGCTTGCTTCGTGTGACAGATGCTGACGCTATTGAAGCCCGTATTGGTTACTATGCCCAACTCTCGTGCAAGGCACCGGGTTGGAATGGCAGAGTAGTTTTACCATAATTCTTACACTGAGGGGGGTCTTGTACCCCCTTCAGAAGAATGGAGATAAAAATGGCAGGTATTCTTTCAAAAGAATTGGCCGGGATATCCGGCAGTCTTGCTCATCCAATGCGTCAGATTTCAGGATCTGTAGTTGAGGTAGGAGGTCAACCTGTTACGACAGGTGGCGGCTTTACTGCCGTTCTTCAGCTCAATGGTTTCCAAATTATTTTGGATAATGGGCCAACTAATGAGGTTCTATCTGTCAGCGCTTGTTGGTCAGGTGATATAAATGAGCAGGGTACTACTATAAGGGTTGCAAATCAAAGTCTAACCGCACCGGGTGGATTTATAGATTTCGCTTTAGGGACAGCAGGGGCAGATACGCCTCGTGTTCCAACAGATAGGCTTGATTTCACACTTATGATTTCAGGGCCTTTCGCATAATTTTAAGGAGATAAAAAAATGTCAGGTACTCTTTCAAAGGAACTAGCAGGTATATCAGGTGATCCGGCTAATCCAATGCGACAGATCTCAGGGTCTATCGATGGAACGCCACTTGCTGCAATTAACGGTAACGGATTTCAGTCTGTTGTCGCATTAGCAGGAGCAGATATTACCATTACCTTAGATAGTGGACAGGTTGGACAGGTTCTCTGTGTGCTTCATACTTTTAGCGGTGCAAATGCAGGAGAACAGGGCCATACCACACGTATTAGTGCGGATACTCTAACTGCTGCAGTGGCCCCATCCATTGTTCTTAACAAGGGAATAGCGGGTGCAGATGCAGCTTGGGCAGCAGGAGATCTTTTGGACTTCACTATAATGGTAACTGATTTATAATTTATGGGAGGGACATTCGTGTCCCTCTCTTTTCACGCAAGTGGTGTGTTATGACTAATAGAGAAAAGATGGCTAAAACCATTCTTCAACGGGTTCAAACGGATACTCCAAAGCCCAAGAAAAGTCCTGCTCCTAATGCTGCTACATATGCAGTAATTGAAGCACTTAAAACCGGAGATGCTGAGAGATTAGAAAATTCATTATCGGATTTTATTAGGATACATAACAGCACTTCGTAGTCGGAGCGATTATGGCAAACAGTGCTACTCTCTTGTCGATGACAACCCGTGTTCGCCGCAGAGCGGATATGGAGAACACTCAGTTCGTTACTGATACTGAGATATACAAATATCTTAATGACTCTCTAACTGAGCTGTACGATCTCTTTGTTACGAGTTACCAACACTATGTAATGAATGAGGTGGACACTACTCTTGATGGAAGCGGAGAGTATTTTATTCGCACAGTTCCGGGGCAGTCTAACTTTGGTATTGATGACTTCATGAAACTAGAGGGAATCTCTATTGATGTTGGTGGTAGATTAATTGCCATGTCGAGATTCATGTTCGGTGAGCGCGATATGCTTGAGTATCTCCCAAGTACTGTCTTGGCCTACAACACCAAGTATTGCTTTATTGGTGACCGCATTAAGTTCACCAATGATGTAGCCAACACCCCTATAAAGATATGGTACATTCCGTGTAAGCACAACCTAGAGCCATTCATACTTAATACAGATTATCTTGGCGGCGCAGCATTTGGCAATATTGCTGCTGTGTCAGCAGATGGAACCGTCATCACGATGGCCCCTGCAGGCATTGCCCTAGTAAGTACTTATTTCGACAACAGGAGAGATCTTGGTCTTCCCGCATACGTTCAAAACAATGTTCCCACGACAAGCGCTCCTCAGTCAGTGGGGACTATAGAGAGCGTTGATGTCCCGACTAACACTCTTGTAGTTACTATGCACACCTCACAAAACTTTCAAATGCTGCCATCGGGAGGAACTCCACTCATGCCTTCGTTTAATCCTTCTTTAGA